CTTGGGGAACGTCAGCTTGTATTTGAACTGGGGCTTGCCGTTCCACTCGCCGTTCGGGATGGCCTCGACGCCGATCAGGCAGGTCTTGCCGCAGGCGGGCTCGATATACTGCATGAACTCGGCAGGGGTCGCGTCCAGGCGCAGCTCTTCGGTGAACTTGCCGGAGAACTTGCCGATGAGCATGGCGAGGGGCTTGCCATACTTGGAGCCGTAGGACTTGCTCAGGCAGTTGCCCTGGTCGTCGAGGAAGAACAGGCGGGCGGAGGAAGTGCCGTCCTCGTTGTGCTTCACCTTCTCGAACTTCGGCTTGATGAGCTTCAGTTTGTAGGTGCCGTTCACTTCGATGGACTTGAGGGGCGGGCGGTCGTTGTTAGGTTCCATGGTGGGAGATTAGGCGAAGGAGATGTTGGTCGCGGCGCTGGGCTTGGCGGCGAGGTCGATGGTGGTGATCTCCTTCTGGTAGCCGGGCCACTCGCCCGAGGCCGTGCAATCCTTATAGAGTTTGATGGCCCGCTCGAAGTCGAAGGCGGCGTTCGTCATCAGTTCCGGCCCAAGCTCATAGACGGCGGTCGCATAGGGCGGCTCCTTCTCGACGGCGATGAAGCGGAAGCCAAGGACGCGGCACTTGTAGGCGGCCTCGACGGCGTGCCGGTAGAAGTAAGCCTGGAGGTTATAGCGATACTTGCGGACGGCCTGAAGGAAGCCGTGAGGGCTCGCGTCTTCGCAGGTCTTCAGGTCGTAGATGTAGCCGTCGTCGGAGATGCCGTCGATGGCGCACTTGACCAGGGTATCGCCGAGAAAGGCCGTGAACATGACCTCGGTCTTCGAGAGGACGATGCCGTGTTCCTTCATGCAGCCGATTGCGGCGTTCGAGACAGCGTCGACCAAGGCGCCTTCATCGGCGGTCAGGATGGCCTTGCCTTCGTTAGCGGTGACGAACTCGGCCCACTCGGCCTTGCCCTCCTTCGTGCGCTTGTCGACATCGGGGGCGATGGCGTGCGTGGCGTTGTAAGCGTCCAGCCCTTCGAGGGCGAGTTTGTGGACGGCGGTGCCGACCCGGAGAGCCTTGGACTCTTCGCGGGTGCGGGCGAGATACGCCTGGTAGTGAGCGGGGGACTTGAGCAGTTCCTTGGCGCCGCTCTGGTTGAGCGCTTGGATGCCGTCATAGATGACGCGTTCGGTGATGAGGTCGGGCATGGTGATCGGGTGTTTGGTGTTCTGGGTTGTGGTGGAAAGGGTCAGAGCAAGGCGATGATGGCCTTAGCCTGGGCGGGGCGGCGGCGTTCGATGGCGGTCAGGCACATCGTCGAGCCGACGGCGAAGCGGGAGCAAGCGACCGGGCGGTTGCCGTAGGTCTTGCACTTGCCGGAGCCGGAGAGGTGCGGGCATCGGCTGGGCAGTTCGGCGAAGGTGCGTCCGACGATCTGGAAGACGGAGCCACGGGCGGAATAGAACTCGGTCGTGGTCGGGCTCGCGTCGATGGGCAGGAGGATGCTTTCACAGCACGCTCCCTTGCAGAGTTCACAGGCTGTCATCTTCGGGGCTGGACTCTTCGACGCTGGCAGAGATACGGCGGACATCCTCGAGGGCTTTCTCGGCGGCGTTCTCCATGGCTTCAAGGGTGTTCCGCAGGACGCGCAGCTGGACGACCAGGACATGGACGCGGTCGTGCAGGGGCTTCACGGCGGCGGCCTCGTCAGCCGTCTCGATGTGATCGGAGAAAACCTGCAGCTCGGTGATGGCGGAGCGGTTGAGGTCGGAGAGCGTAATGATGTCGGCGTCGTGTTGTTCATAACGTCCGGCGATGTGCTGGACGGTGGCGAGCGAGCCGGTGATGTTATCCACTAGGCGCTTGATGTTGTCGCGGTTGGTCATGAGCGGATGGGCGTGAAGGTAAGTTCCTTTATCTCTCCGTTCGGGGCAAGCGTGAAGAAGCGGACATCTGATCGGGAGAAGGACGGGTAGGTCTTGCGCTTCCACGCGTTCAGGTCGGTCATGAAGTCAGCGGCCTTACGGGTCGTGAACTCGACGTAGGGGAAGCCGTCCAGGAAGAGCAGCAGGGCGTACTGCTTAGGGACGGTGGCGGCAATCTTCTCGATGCCCTTGGGCAGGCTGCTCATCGGCCGGTCTTGGCACCCTTCCAGCGGGCGATGGTGGCGGTCATCACGGCGCGGGAGATCTGGCAGTCAATCATGCCGGTGCCGAGGATGTCCTCCATGACGCGGGCGAGTTCGTCGCCGGCATAGCGCATCTCTGCGATGGTCTTGGCTTGGTTCTCGCAGCGGGCCTCGGCGGCGGCTTTGAGGTTGCCCTGGTGCAGGGCGCGCATCGCCATGTTGACCGGGTCGAAGGGGTCAATGGGGGCTTGGCTCATCGGGTGAGGGGGCGGGGGGTGGCAGGGGCAGGGGCTACGGAGGCCGCAGGGCGGAAGCCAGAGGCCATAGGCAGGTCGTTGCCATCCGAATCGCTATCAACACTAATGCCGCAGGCCGTTTGGATACTCATTCTACGAACATAAGTGATGGCTCCGCCAATCTGCTGGGCGGTCAGGCCGTCGGCCTTCACCATCAGTTTGCCGAAGTCGAAGCGCTCGCCGGACGCGTGCAGGAAGGCGGTGGATACGCCGACCTTGCCGTCCTCGGAGACGAGCGTCTGGATCAGGGCGAGGTCGTGGTCGAGCAGCACCGGCTTGATGGCGTCGAGCAGGGCGTCCAGGGAGACGTACTTGGCCTTGAAGGCGGGGTTGATTTTGTTGGCCTTGACGTTGTCGAGCTCAGCGAGCGCGGCGACGAGGGAGCCAGTGGCGGTTTGGGTTTTGGGCTGGGTGGTCATGGTGGGAGATTATTCGGTGGGCTGGGCCTTGGTCACTTCGCCGGCCTTGATGGTGGCGTCGATGTCGGCGAGGGACATCCGGGTGTAGCCAGGGACGAAGAGGTTGTAGTAGGTCACGCCGTTGCGGACGGTGGGCGTCAGGAGTCGGGCGACCTTCTGGTCGGGTAATACGATGTATGACGAGTCCGCAATGATGCGGTAGTCGGCGGGGAGTTTCGGGTCTTTCTTCATGGGAGATTAGTTGATAGCGCGGCGGGTAGCGGCGTCGTAGATCAGGAGGGCGTCGGCGTTCCAGAGGGTCACGTCCACGTTCGGGAAGAGTTCGGCAGCGCGTGCCTTCAGCTTGTTCTTCCATGCGGTCGAGGACAGTTCGCCCTTGGTTCCGCAGGTGTGGGCCTTCTGCCAGATGGCCGGTCGGATGCGGTGAATCTTCCAGCCCATGGCGACGGCGGCGCCGTAGAGGACGCCCGTGTTCCACATCAGTTTGCCGATGGCCGAGCCGGGGATGTTCTTGCCGGCGAAGAGGGGCGGTTCCTCAAGGAAGAGTTCCGCGTCCTTGGCCTTGCAGCTCAAGTCAGCGAGCAGTTGGCAGACCTCGACATCAGAGCCGGGCATCTTAGCGCACTCTACCGGGTCGCCGTCGACCGACCAGACGATGCCGCCGTTGACGCCAGGGTCGATTGCCACAAGGAGGGATGCCATTGGGAAAGACTCTTTAACGAGGGTGCGGGGACAAGCGGAAAAGATTGGCGACGCGGAAGGCGTAGTCGTTAGGGCGGAAGGCACGCTCTCGGGCGGCGGTCCAGCCGACGTTCCAGACGAGGGCCATCTGTTCGGGGCTCGGGTTGGTCATCCCGATGCGGTGGAAGTTCGACCTGATCCAGCGGAGGTGCGAGGCGGCGACCATGTCCTGGGCGGTAGCGTCGCGCCACTTCGACCAGGGGAAGAAGTAGTGGCCCTCGGCCTTGAGGCGGGCAGAGGCGTCGTCCCATGCCTCCTTACCGACCTGATACATCCCGCGTTCACCGGCCTTGCCGATGGCCTTGCGGTTGTGCCCGGACTCGACCTCGGCGACGGCGTGCAGGAAGGCCGCGTCCGACTTAGCCTGGGCGGACAGCCCGAGGAGCAGTAGGGCCACGACGGAGAAGCGCTGGTTAAGGGTCATGGGCGTTTGTTCTCGCATCGAGCGTAGGTGGCGTACTTGCCGACCATCTTCTGGCATCCACAGGGAAGCCCCTTTTCGCAACGGGTAGGTTGGCTGGCGAACCAGCGCCTAATCTCGTTGGTGATCCAGAAGGACAGGATGAAACAGACAATGAATATAAGGACGCTCACGACTGCTTGCCCTCCTTGGCGAACGCAATACGCAACAGGGTGATATGGATTGCGATTAGTTGCAGGTGAAAGATTGCCATATGTAATTCGCTCATACGCTCGGCTTGCCCTCCTTGGCGGCGTTCTCTGCTGCTTTTCCCATTCGCTTGATGATGCCTTCGGCAATCTCAAAAGCCTTCGTGAGTTGGCGATTATCTTCCTTCAATTGCTCGACCTCGGCCTTGAGGAACGAGATTTCGACCCTTGCGTGGGACAGGTCGGACTCAAGCCCACGACCCCAAGCGGTGGTGCGATTGACTTCTTCGCAAAGGTAAGCCGACCTTGCCATTTCCTTTTCGTGCATCTTGTCGAGGCAGTCGTTGCCTTCCTTGAGCCGCTCGACCTCGGCTTGGAGTTTGTCGTAATCGAGGTAAAAGACATACTCGCCTTCATTGGATATTACCATCGTTGAGATTTGACCAAAGTGCTTGAGGTCAAAACGCATTGGGTCGCTCATACGCTCGGCTTGCCCTCCTTGGCGGCGTTCCATGCTTTAACGCACGGGAGTTCATGGTTGTAGTCTCCATTGATGGCATCAGCCATGAAGTCGCCAGCATTGGTCAAATACTCAATTCGTGCTTTTAGTTTGTCGATTTCTATTCTCATTGAAAGTTTTTTGTAAGCATCAATTTTCAGCCGCTCGACCTCGGCCTTGAGGCGGGTCACTTCATCGGCGACCTTGATGCCAACCTCCGAAGCCAACTTGAGGGCATCGGCAAGTTCGACCACGTCGGCCTTGAGTCGTAGGTTATCCGCACAAGCCTCACCGAGATGCTTGACTACCAATTGTGCGTCGG